AAGAACCTAAGATCGCAACGAAACCAGAGATAGCAATAGCAAACATAGTTGTGCCCTTTCATTGAGCGTTGGGTTGATGAACGATGAACTTTCGTTCATTATAGATGCTTCGTTTTTCTCACTTTTTTTCGTACGTTTTCCTACTTTGTTACCAAGTTTGTTCTTCTTTAACCACCGAATCGCACATGGGGCTTAAGCAGGGCGGATTGAGAAACACTTGCGGTGGAGATTGAAGTAGACAGAAACGCGGGTCATGTGTCAAGTACCTCCGTGTTCAGGTTGTATTCGGTGGCAAGATAACGCATTTTGTTGATGAACTTCGGAAGGAAGTCTTTGCCATCGTTGCAGTTATCATGGGTGCTCTGTAAGTCTTGGAAAAAGTCTATGTCTGCTTTGATGAAGTCGGGGACTTGTTTGGGGTTGGATATAATTATGTCCATGATGGACCCATAGCCGTCCCATTTTTTGGGATCTTCTCCATCTGGGATGAATGGACGTATTGCACATCCTGACCCGCTGTAAGTACAGCTTATACTATCGGCGCTTTTCTTGCCTGTGGAAATCAAGTGCCGAGCAGCTTTGTCAAAGGCTTCTTGACGTGTCATTTAAAGTACTCCTCAGAGTTGGCTTCGATGTAATTGGCGGTCCAGAATAGTTACTTTTCCTTGGTTATAGTGATACCTATTTTTTCCCCCTGATAAATGAATCTCTTAATCTCTTCATTAGGGAAGTGCCTTAATTTTTGAACAGAAACTACCCCGTCATAGTAGAACACAACAACCTCGGTGGGATCATCAGTGTAGAGTGCAATACACTCTTCTTCTGGTTTGTCTTTCATATGGAAGTAAAAGCCAACAGGTTCTTTAAGTTCCGGTATGACTTCTTTATCGAGTATCAACATATTGATCGTTCCTTTTTGGGGGTTATAGTTCAGATGGGTCGGTTATGATCTTTGTTGAGTTTGGATCATGTATGGGGTATCGGGATCCTCCTTTGTTTTCTCCTATTACAGTGTGATTGTTGTGTGCCGCCCATTGAAGAAATGATACGTAGATACCAGAGCCAGCTGGTATATTAAACACTGCTACCTTATCTTCTCCGTAGTTTCCTTCAATGTCTTTAAAAACATGAAACTCTGTTTCGCCCTTTAGCTTAATAGCCCTAAGTATAAATAGGCTCATTTTTTATCACTTTCCTTGTGTTTGGGTTTTCGGAGGATGAACTTTCGTTCATTATAGATGCTTTGTTTTTCTCACTTTTTAACGGGCTTTTTAGCAGCCCAACTAGACCTATTTTTCAGATTGTCTGATCTAGTCGCCTGCCTAAGGTTAGAGGGTTTGTTGTTCGATCTGTTTCTATCCTTATGATCAACATCACCAGATCTTATCTTCTTACCTGTAGTGATTTCTTTTACAATACGATGTTCATACACAGCCTTCCCGTCAATCCTTACAGTCCTATAACCATCACCATGATCAGTGCCCGCTCTTGCCCCTGCTCTGGCCCTACCAACACTCTTTTGATGGTATAGTTTTCCCCCCTTTAGGTTAAACTTTTCTTTCCATTTTTTCATATTATACAAAACCTTTCTGATAAAATAGGCCACCCCTCGAAGTGAGAGATGACCTTAGTTTGGATTATCTTAGTATACGCCAACTTCCCTGTTGTAGGACCCTACTCCACCGGCAATGTCTGGGATCATTGTAAGAACCTCTTTACGAGTTTGACGAGAGATGTCACCAGTGATGTTGATGTTAAACACCTGAGTATCCTTTGACTCTGTGGATCTATTATTAGTTCTAGCATCTTGGGTAGTTGTAACAATCTCACCCGGTTTCAGTAAGGCAGGGACCGAGTCCTTACCTACCTGAGCACCCGGGATAAGAGGAACAGTACCACCACGGTCAGCTCCAAATCCAAATAAACTAAAAGCACTAGAAAGTATACCTGATAGACCACCTCCTCCACCGAGTCCACCGAGAATATCAAACAGGCTAGAGGTAATTCCATCAAAGAATTCTTTTATACCTGCAGTCTCAATTAAGGATGTAACAAATGCGTCAATGAAGGTGTCAACAACAGTTGAGGAGAATTTATCAGCAAAAGCCATAATACCACCTTCAAGATCACCCTCTTTGAAGACCTTTCCTAGACCCTCTCTCAGACCGTCTCTAAGCCCATCAGATAGCCTCTGAGAAGTAGACAGCATAGAGTCGAGTCTAGCTTGAGCGCTAGAAAGCTCATTGTTAGCTCTCGCAATCTCTTCCGTATTATTAGCGCTTATGAGACCACGCTCACGAATGATACGGTTGATCTCTCTTTGGAGTTCTATTGCTCCAGCGCCACCACCAAGCACTTCAGGGCTAAACCCTGCGGCCTCTGCTGAGTTAACATTACCATTAGACAGGATTTTCTCTATTTCAGCTTCCTGATTCCTGATAATATCAAGCTGTTGTTTACGAAGGCCAACATTGGTAAGAGCAGAGTTGTTAATACGCTTTTCTGCTGCTTCGATCTTCTTGAGCGAAGAGAAGAGTGAGTTAGTTTCTCCACCAGTTAGGCCGACTAATCCTTCTATTGTTAGACCAATATCACTTAGCAGTCTTTGAATAGGAGTATTGGTAGTACCACCGCCACCACCACCGCCATTGCTAGTATTCAGACCCCCACTAGAGATAGCATCGGAAAGAGCCTTCCCTCTTGCCTTTAACTTTTCGATTACTTTGTCAATAGTTGTATCATCAACTTCGCCACCTGCTGCAAGAGTATCGCGAGCAAATGCAGCTGACAAGAACCCAGAAGCGATTTTACCAAGATTAGAAATAAGGCTATCCGGAGCATTAAGAAGTTTATCAGCATCAATTGAGATACCTTTTAGGGCAAGAGCAGAATTAATAACTTCAATGATCTGATCACGAGTAGCTTCGCCCTTAGCAAGGTCTTCTGAGAACAACTGGATATTAGCGGATTGAGAAAGCAGGCCAAGTATTTTACTAAGCTCAGCCTCATCTTGCTTAAGATTTGCAAACAGTCTAGCATTCTCATTAGTCACAACCGGCAGAGCACCAATTGCTTCCATTTGCTCTCTAACGTTCTCAAGCTCAGTTAGAGTTGATGAGATATCAGAGAACCCACCAAGGCTGATCTTAGTTGTCTCTATGCCTTCTTGGATACCAAAACTAGTGGCATTACTAGCAATCTGAGCGATCTTAGCGGGATCAATAATATCACCGACTTCGTCCGCTAGTCTTGTAAAGTTTGCTTGAGCAGATCCATCTCGTAGCGCACTTGTAATAGTCTGTTTTAGGCTTGTTTCGGCCTCAGCCAAGAAGGATCTAGCTCTAGCAACATCACCATCGGTAGCGTCTCCAACTTGTCTTCTAGCAAGGGTATCTTCTAGATTTCCTCTTCTCGCTAAAGCAGATGAGAACGCATCAGAGATAAGTTTAGACTCTGAAGTAGAAATTAAAGATCTGTTACCAAGAGTATTTAGGCTCTGGTCCTCAAGTGCTCTTACAGCATTCTCAAAGTTTTCAGTTGCTCTTTGTCTAGCAACAAGCTCAGGGTTCCTACGAGCGGCTTCATCAAAGTTTGAACGAGCATCTCTAACATTACGATCCCTAATAAACCCAAGAATAGGGTTAATATAATTACCCTTCATCGGGTTAAGTGTCGCATTACCAAATCGTTCTTCCGAAAGGGCAACAATCAGTTCATTGATAGAATTGGTAAGCTCTGTTGAGAACTCAGAAGGGTCTCTGTTGGCAATACCACCTAGGAGGGCGGCAGTATCTTCTCCAAACAGAGATTCTATTTGCTCCGGTGTTTGGTTTATCTGAAGGGCAGAAGCAAATCTAGTTAGACCTTCCGCTGTAACAGGTCCTTCCCCAAGTGTCTCTGCAATGTTAGCAAGAATGTCACTTTGTTTAGAGAAGTCTGATTGTTCCCCACCAAGGAATACGGTAATATCGCTAAGAAGATTTCTGAAATCAGCAAAGCCCGGTCTATTTTGAACACTTAGAGCTGCGGCAACCCCTGTATCTCTGTTAGCTGCCTCATCTGCTGCTTTATCAATAGCGGCAGTAGTTCTTTCTTGAGCGGCCTCAAGACGGCTTGTAGTCTCTGCTGTAGCACTACCATAAGTTAGAATTTCTTGGTTGTACTTGATCTGGATAGCCTCAAGACTATTAACAGAGTCAATGATCTTACCTGCTGAAACATCACTAAGAGCTTGGAAGTTAAGAGTTTCAATACTCTCTTTGTTTCTTCTATTCTCAAATGCATTACGACCAAATTGACCGCGAGCAGCAATGGTACGAGACGTAGAACGAACATCAACCGCATTAGAAACTGTAGCTTCGTTTAAGAGGCCAAGCTTACGTCTAGCGTAGTTTATTTGGCTATCAAACTTTCCCCTGAAGGTATCTCCTTCACCAAAGATAAGTGTATAGGCAATACCGCCAACTACAACTGCAGCTGTAATAGTGGCAATAATCTTAAATGCTAAGGTAGCAATCACACCTTTAAGAAGAGTAGGAATAGCTAAGAGCGCCCGGCTAAGTAACCCAAGGATAGCAGAACCAAAGCTTTTGGCTGTATCAATAGCAAGACCAAGACCAAGTTTTCTTCCAGCAAGACCTACCGCCTGCTCTACAATACCTGAACCGACAACAAGAGCAGCAATAGACGCAGCAACAATGGTAGCGACCCCGTTTGCTCCATCGCCAGAACCGGCAGAAGCCATACCTGCACCGGCAACAAGAGCAGCAATAGACGCAGCACCAACCCTACCGAAAGAACCCATACTACGAGTAGCGCGCCTTAGTGAGGTAGGAAGACTAGAGAAGATAGCTTGCATCCTAGCTAGTGCTGGAGCTGCAAGGTTCTGTACGATACCACCCATAGCGGCAATAGCAGGAATAGCGTTTGTACGAACAGCATTACCAAATGCGTTAACTTTTTCTTTAAGATTATTTTTGCTAAAGGCATCAAAGAAGGGTTTGAACACTGGGTTAAGTACAGTACCCCCACCACGTCCTCGACGGCTAGAACCACGGCCTGCTCTCTGACCCTGAGTAGTACTAAGAGAAAGGAGACCAATAATTCTACTTTTAAGAGTCCTACGTTGGGATACACCTAAGAGACCATCAACAAAGGTTTGACCTAGGGCTGCAGCCGCTAAGATACTTTTAAAGGTCTTAGGAAACAGTAAAGCAAAAGAAGCGATAAATGCTATAGACCCTGCAATACCTGCTTCCTTGAACAGACCTATAAGGCCTGCACCCAGAGCGGACACAAGTCCAGAGATGATAGCAGGAAGCGCTGTCACAATTTGTTTGATAGCTTCCCCAATTACCTCACCTACCATCGAACCAAAGGCAGCAAAGACCTTTGGTGATCCTACGGCTTCAACAAGATTAGCAACAAGAACCGCTAGGAACACTGGGCCAATTTTATCAGCAATTTTGCCAAAGGCTTTAGTGATAGTCCCTGTACTAAAGGCAAAGGTAAACGCTGCTAGGATAGCTGTAGTAAAGGTTTTTCTAATCTCAGGGGCAAGACTTCTGATTGCATCGACACCTCTAGAGAATCCCCCAGAAACAGCATCGATAATAGTTTGCCTGATCGATTGAATACTTTGAGCGGTGGCAGTTAGGTCAATATCAAAGTTTAACCTCCCCCGACCAGCGCTGTAGATAGCTTTAAAGGCACTAGTAACGTCATTAGCGAATGATTTTACTTTATTGAGAACAACCGGGAGATATTTATCTGCTAGGTTGGCAATACCCTCCATTGTATCTGTCCAGTAAGAATTACCAACAACTTTCTCATAGATATTAAAGAAGAATTCAATTACGTCTGAAGCAAAGTCTCTCACAACTCTAGCTGCATCACCTAGGTAAATAACAGCGAAGTCTCTAACATTTCTGAAAGTTCGTTCTAAGAACTGGAATGCGGAGGTATCACTTAGTCTGTTGAATTGGTCCTTTATAAAGTCTATTGAGCTACCAAAGTTGTTTTCTATGATATCAGAGATGGTTCTCATAGACACTCTGGCAGCATCTATCATACCTTTATAAATGCCTTCTAGTCCTTCTAGTCCTTCATACAGGCTAGAGATATCAAAAGAAGACAGAGACTTTTTCATTACCCCTAAACCAGAAACAAAGTCTTTAACAACCCTACCGATTATCTTTGGGATCTCTGCTAGTCTATTTCTCCATTCTACTACGGAAGCAACAATAGATTCTCTGTTACCAGCAATAGCATTTGTTAACCTAGAAATTTTATTTGTAAATGAACTAGTAATTCCTAGCGCTTTAGATAGTTCAGCAGTAAGTCTACCTACTTGGTCCCCGAGAAGAACAAATGCTTTACCAGAAGTAAGCTCAATGTTCTCAAACTCTTTAGCGACAGCCTCAGACTGCCCAAGCAGGGCCGAGAATACAACATCAGAAGTCAGCTTACCATCAGCCGCAAGACCACGAAGCGCGCCGCGAGCTACACCCATGTTATCCGCGATGGCCGTAGCGACACGAGGTAGCTGCTCTAGCACCGAGTTAAGCTCTTCACCCCTCAGTGTACCAGCAGACAGACCCTGCCCTAGCTGTACCAGAGCAGCCCTCTGTGACTCTACAGAACCACCAGAGATAGCAGCGGCTTGGTTTAGCGTGATAATAGACTTATTAATGTCCTGAATTGACCTGCCAGTACCCTTTAGGGATTGTCCCATACGGTTAAAGGCTTGGGCGGTGGATTGTACAGGGGCTTTAGTCTGTAAAGAAATCCTGTAGATCGTATCCATCTGTTTAGCTAGTTCTTCACCACGACCAACAACCAGAGCAACTTGGTTCTCCATGTCAACAAAGTTATCTGTTGCCCGGTTAATACCTCTTGTAAGAGCTGTACCGGCGAATGCGGCAGCAATACCAGTGGCTAGCCTTGCAATGTTCTTTGTAGCACTAGCGGCGGTGTTTCCAACGCTCTTAAAGTCACCGTTTAGTCTACGGATATCTTGACGTGCTTTAGCAGTGTCAGCCGTAACGCGAATACGGACGCCGCGCCCCGGTCCTGTGGGTAATACCATTATCCTTCTCCTCTACGTTACGGATTAAATTGCCCTAGACAGTCCCTAATAACAGGGGCCATCTAGGGCTTACACTTAAATAAGTTTTGATGTTTGAAGAACTCTCTCGATAAAGAAAGCTGGGGCTTGTTTTGACCCGCCTTGGTTAAGATAGGTAATGTAAGGAGCATCGTTAGCAATTTGACCACCGATACGGAAAATAGACTTATTGTTTCTCCAACGAGAACGGGCAAAACCAGTGTCAACTGGGGTTACTTCTCGGAGAAGGTTGGTAGCAAAATCCATTCTTGCATTGACGTCGTCACTAGCAATCTCTTCAACCTCTAAGGCTGCTCTTCTCAACTCTCGATCGAAGTCCACTACTTCCATGCTCACTCCGAACACCATTGTTCTTTACTCCTCTTTGAATAAGGTCCTCAAGATTAAACTCTCCATCTCCACCTCTAGCTTTTCTCATATTGTCAAGCATCTTATTTTCAGGCATTACGCCTTCTCTGAATTCAGGCTTACGAGCCTTTTCTGAGTTAACAACAGCTCTAATGGTTGGGAATATTTCTTCAGGCTTCTTCTTTATTTCTGTCATAGAAGACATAATATAGTAAGTCCTCATATCCTCTGCATAACCGGGAGGTCTTGCTTTGAAGTAATAACACCAACCGACAAACTCTGAATAAGGCATGTCTATAATCTCAGAAATAGTTTTCTTCAGAAGAAAAGCGATTTCATAGACTTGGAGTTCTTCATCGGTTAGTTTCCCATAGGGGTTTCTCCATCAACATCACTATCAGGGTCAACCTCTACAGCATCAGTACTTAGACCGATGTAGTTAAGGACTTCTGTTGCTAGGTTATTAAGTTCATCAGGTGGGAAAGACTGGTAGTCTTCAACACTTAGCTCTTGCGCGCCAATTACACCAGCACCAATAACAATACGAAGCAGCTCCATACTATCCACTTCCTCGTTCTTCTTAGACTTTGGCTTAGTCTGGACTGCTTTAATCTGTTTCTGTAGTTCAATAATCTGACCGAACGTCAGTTTACGAATGCTCACTTTTTCTTCCATAAAGTCAACTTCTTTAGTGACTTCCTTACCAACTAGATGTTTCATCTTTGGTGAACCTTTCTCTATACTCTTTTAAAAACTTGCGGAGTTTGAACAACTCACTAATTGTTTCTAATACTTCCTGACCTTCTTCTGGGGTCAACTGCTCCATACGCTGGGCGGTCTTATCTAGACTGATATCAACAGCACGAATCATATGTTTAGCAGTTACATCTAGGACGTAGTTTTTACTGAATCTAAACTTTTTTTCGTTCATAACTTCCTCTAACTTGATTGAAGAGACCCCCGAGGGGGCCTCCTCTTTAACGTCACCTAATTAACTATTAAAAATCAATAAATTAGGTAGCTGCGATAGTCGACGGACCAACAAAGTCGACCTGAACCGAAATGTTAATAACGGCGGTGTTTGAGTCAGTCAGAGACGGAGTCGGCTGGATGGCTTCGATCTTGCCTTTCCAGTAGAACTCTGTGTTATCAACATCCAGCGTAGCAGCTGTACCATCAGCTTCTGTTACCGCCGCAGCAGCAAACATAAAGCGGAAAGCAACTTCTTGACCTTTGATATCTTCAAATTCTAGAATATCGCTAGGCACGTAGTTGATTGTAACGTCCATCGACGGAGCATCAGATTGTCCTGATACCTGTGAGGACTGTTGTTGGCCAAATACAGGAACGTTAGTAATGTTAGCGGCGTTACCTACGGCTGGGAATTCTCGTGGCGAAGGTACGCGTAGAACGTCAGTTCCCGGTGTTCCGCCTGCGAATAGAGCTGCATAGTCTCCAGCGACAGAGTCGCCGTCGATAGCGCTAACATCGCCTGTAAAAACGTCCATGTACGAGTAAATACCAGACGTTAGTGAGCTAATGTGAGTCATAAATTTCTCCTTAGAGGTGTTTGGTAAATGAAGCTTGCCAGACCATCATGCCTAGTGCTTCATTGTCGGGGTCATCTTGAGGTTGCGAAAGTGTTGAGTAATTGATTGTTAATGTATTGTTAATAAAACGATCAAACGTATCTTCTAAAGTACCAGCGTAGTCAACAGCGTCCATATGTCCGTTGTTTCTATCATAAAAGATCCTAAAGAAAATCAGTCCTTCCATAACAGAGCCATCACCGAAGTCTTCACGCTCACGGTCGTTAAAGGAGATTGAGTATCTCCCGTATAAGCTCTCGTTAGAGATGTTACCTTTGTAATCCTCTGGGTAAGCTTCAAGTCCTGAAGCGCCAACTAAGCTACCTACAATGAGATAAACTGGTCTAAAACTAGACATATCAATTCTCCTTAGTAGCTGTTATTTCAACAATGTACTTCATTGTAGGTTCAAACCCAGTGATAGTATAGGTTCTATTCTCAAAGGTTAGAGTTTGGTAAGTGTTTTCTGATACATCACCATACCTAAAAAGTAGCTTAACCTCTTCTGTACCGTCTTTACTAATAAAACGACTTACTTCGATACCTTGACGGGTAACAGGAGGGACAGCACTTTCAATGTTAGATTGAGTAGTGTGATCAAAACCACTTACGGTTTTTGGTTGTAGAGTTACAGACTTCTTCACATCACCAACGGCGTTGAAGGCAGTCTCTACTCCACCTCTAATTCTTGAATCTAGGGACATTAGTTAGCCATCCACCAAGTATAGCCGGAGTTTCCGCGCACTGTAAGAGGCTTAAGTAGATCAACTACCTTGTAAGGGAATTTAACGGTCTTTGTCCTAGAGTTACTATCTGAAATCGAGATAGGCCCAACAGTTATGCTTTCCGCAATACTCTCTTCAGAGGCATATGCAGCAGGGAACTGTATAAAGTGGAGCGCTTGTAGCGTTGTAGCTAGCTTCACTCTTTCTGGGATTTCATCGTTAGCAGGATTAACAATCAAATTAAGTTTTGGGTCAACAAATTTCGCACTTGTGCGAGGCCACCCAAGCGGTTGGGAGGCACTCACAGCGGAACCAAGCCAACGACGTTCGTCAATCGCTGATGTAGCGGTAACAAGAGCCTGTGCTTTGGTAACGGGATCAGCAGCGTCCCAGTCTGAGAGGCCAAATCGATCAGCAAGGATCGTTGTAGCATCCGCGACTGAAATGTAGCTGTTTACTCCGACGATTAAAGCCATGAGTACCTCCTTTAAGCTTATGCGTGGTAAATTGGAAGGATCGGCAGGTTTAGAGCCGAAACTTTACGTGTCCAAGAAGCTGCTGCAGAGAAAGTAGCGTTAGTAGCAAACGCGTCCTCAGCACCAGCCCAAGCATAACCCTCAGGGTGCCACACGTAACCCCAACGGTACCAGATCTCAGTCTTACCACCACCAAGGTAGACAGACGCATCACGATCTATCTCAACCGGAGTTGGGATTTCAATCGGAGCGAAAGAAACAGAGTTGGGTTTCAGAAGGAAAGTACACTTAGTAGACCGTGCGTTTAGATCGCCAGCACTAACCGATGCCATCTGAGTAAAACGAGTAGGCAGTAGGCGGAATTTACCATCAAAGATAGTAGTGAATTCCAGTTCACCGTCCGTTACTCGGTCCTCATCAACAAGGTTAGCAGCGCGGATCTGTGCAAGGGTCTCCGGAGAGGTAACCATGTACATGTAGTCCGGTTCGTAGTCCTTAAACGCCATACCAATTGCTTGGAACAGACGCTCACCACGAGCAGCACCAACACCCGATGCATCAAACAGCTTACGCTGATCAGGTGCACCGGTTGCAGCAGAACCAAATACGGCGGAAGAAGCGTTGAGATCAACAAAGAAACCAGTTGCTGTGGCATCAGGGTCAGTATCAAAGTCTACAAGACCACCCTCACCTGCATCGCTAGCATCACCTAGGGCGACCTCTGAACGAGCAACACCTTGTAGGACGTTGTAGAAGGCTTTGCCTTCGTCTTCCATACGTGTCTGTGCGAAGTCACGAGCAATCTTTTTAAGCCCGTCTTCACCAGAGATCACTTGTTGCACGTTAACTTGCTCAGCACCGTGCGAACGAGCGGTCTTGATGTATTTTGCAAGGTTAGTGCTGATGTTTGTCATTGTACCTTCAGTGTCGTCAGTTGTTGACATGACGTTGACTTCCGGCTCAAGAGGCTTGTACCAACGGAACTGGCCAATATAGCTTTCTGAGTTACCGTCAATACCCTCACGAGTACCTACGACACCAGTCGTGTGGATGTTTTTGGAAGTAGTGTACGCTTCGTGTGAGTACTGACGTAGTACTTCCTCAATGACCTGAAAGTTAGCATTAGAGATAGGCATAGTTTAATCCTTTCGTTAGAATCATCGGACGCCCAATTTCTTTCGTGTTTGGGCTATCATCTGATCTTGTGGAACATCGAAAATCGATTTAGGTTTGTCTTGAGGCACACTTGTCGAAGTCATCGACGTAGTAGAACTCCCAGTATTTTGCTTCGGTTTGAAAAGAAACCTGTTTTCTTCATCTTCTAGATAACTAGAAACAGTAGACTCGATGTCTTTACCATCGCGAGAGACCCAACGACCACTGTCGTCTTGAATAAGAGAATCAACAATGTCCCGACGTGCAGATGCGCGAGCACGATCGTTACGGAATTCTGCAGTACTTAGAGAAGCGTCAACGGCGTTATCACGACGAAGACTCACGTTTTCACCCCTTAGAGTTTCTAGTTCAGAATTCATATCAGAGATCTGCGCTTCTAGCGCTTCTTTGTCTTTACCTGCTGATTTCATAGCTTCAATCTCAGCTTCCCTCTCACGCTTTTTAGTGTCTTTGAGTTCTGCTTGGGTATCTTTGAGTTTCTTATCAAGAGCATCCATCTTTTCTTTGAATTGCTGTTTCAAAACCTCAAGCTCTGAATCTTCTTTCTTATTCTTGTCTTTTTCTTTGTTCTTATTATCAGAGCCATCAACGTCAGCGTCCGCATCAGTTGTTTCCTCTTTGATATCATCTTCAGTGTTTCCGTTTTCGTCATCTTCGTTTGAAGCATTATCTTTTTCGGATTGAGCATCATCAATTTTCTTACGAAGCTCTTCCATTTGTGCTTTGAGTTCTTCTTTAGTAGCCATTAAAATTTCTCCTACAGTCACTGACTGTGTTAGCCGTTGAGTTACAAACTCTCAGGTCGAATTAGGGTCCTACACCATAAAAATCTTTATTAGGTACGTCCGTCAATATGTCTTTCCTAGTTATAGGGTTAGGCGGATCAATAAGACCAAGTTGTTTTGCTTCAGCGAGAAGTTCATCGTAGGTAGCCTTAGGCAACCCCTCTTTTCGCATTTCAGCAAGAGTTCTTCGGATAGTATCCCCCTCTAGGGCATCCGCATAGATTTCACGGAGAGCAGCTTTAGCGTTATCTGCTTCCGCTAGATTAGTAAAGAAAGCGTCGTGGATTGTACCAGTAGACTTGCCCTCTTTGCGGCCCCACAAGTGGAACTTGCGAACAATAACCGCGTCGTTAGAATGGTTTCCATTCACACCCAGACCAATAGAAGCATCTTGGACAGATCCTTTTCCAAGGAGCTTGCCGTCTTCAGCTTGTGCTGCATAGATGTTCATAACCTTTCGTCCTGTTATGGGATCCCTGAATTCAATTCTCTCTTGAAGTTCCGGTCGGTATCTTTGTGTCATAACCTTACCGTCAAAAGTCACCCACGGGATGTCTACCTTTTTAGTTTCAGTTGTAAAGCGTTTAGATACTCTTTTCCAGAAATTAATGAATTCATTTGTAACAGGTGCTCTGTCAGACAGCTTCTCTGACATTAGCGCAGAAAGTTCTTTAAAGTCATTTGGGCCAATCAGGCCTCCACGAGCACTAGTCACCTTAGCAACAAAGTCTGCCGTGTCGCTGTGAATTTCTTCTGCTTCTTTTAGAAGCCTTAGACCAATAGACTGGTCCTTGTTCACCATATTGATAAGCTCACCCCTAAAGGCTTTCAGATTAGCTGAAGTAAGTTCTGCACCAATCCTATCTGCTTGTTTGATCTGTGAATCAATTATCCTAAGCTGACCGCTTAGCTCTGATTTAGTAATTGTAGTAAAGCCTTTTTCATCTAGAAGTTTAGATAGCTTTGCTGCAACGTTAGCGGTCTTAGTTGCCTCACCGGCACCGTAGAAACTTACCCAATTTGTTCAATGGGGTGGTTATTCCCATCCGCATAACAATAACTTAGCTATGCTGCTACATGTTTCCATGCAGATCAGACTATATCATCAACCTCTCTGTAGTAGGTTGCCCTGCGCTTCCACTCGACACTTGAGTGTACTCCTCTCGGATAGTCGTTGAACGTTCCTTATACAATACTATAGTATTGTATGAGGCTTCGCTGCTGATTGTCTTCACCGTTACGTGGTCAGAGTTTCCAGCAATTCACAGGGTTTAAAGAACACAATATAAGTTTATGTTCTGCGCTTTAGCACCTTTAGCAAGATCCTCCCAAGTCAAGTTCGCGTCACGGAGCGCCTTAATCTTGTTGAAACGAGGATCATTAATGGTGTCAATAGCCACTAGGTCATAGAGTCTATTCTTTTGTGTCGTAGGAACAACGTTAGAGGCTTCCGAGACCATACGGTCCCCAGTAGAAAGCCCGATAATTTGTGCACCAGAGGACGACGCATCGTTCTCTATCATAAGACGTGTTTTAAATGATTTGAGTTTAGCAGCATCTCTCATGTCGCCGCCAACGTGGTCATATACACGAGCATACTCTAAAGCCATACGAGACATCTTAGGTACCTCGGGTCCTTCTAGACCCTTGATTAGGGGGTGTTCTAGGAACTCCCTCATACGCCTGTCTCTCTGGGTTTCTTGCTGCATTAGCCTTCCTAGAGAAAGAATGTCTTCCCGCTTTCTCTGAAAGATAGCCTTACGACCACTAAGGGTAAGAGCCTCTGTACCGGGTCCAATCATAGCTCCAATCTGGGTTTCTAGCTCATCTACTGCATTGAGAGTCATTGGAGTAGCAATAGCATCATCTAAAAAGGGTCGAACCATCTCACCACCAGTAGGTGTCAGGTATCCACGGTGGTAGACACGGCCACGGCTATCCATGTATGTATCCGACCAAAAGGGTTTACCACGATTTGTCTGGTACCTGCCTGCTGTCATGAAACCAAAGCCTTGGTCACCACGTTTGATGATCTCGTGTCTAAACTCATTAAGGCCATCGTAGTAATCTGTGTTACCGCGAGGGTCACGGAACCTAACAACATCATCCATAAAGTTAAAGAACACCGGATCTGTTTGGTATTGTGTACCAGAGGCTTGGTTTAGAGCATTAGCAAAGTCTGCATCAACCTGATTTGCGTCAAAGCTAGCGTACTTACGTCTAGATATGATAGGTCTGCCGGTAACATTACCACGAGCATCAAAGGCTTCCTTCTTACCAGCGCGGACAAACTGCCTATCTCTATCAAAAGAAATACCCATACGTCTGCCAACAACAACTCGTCTTTCAGCCTTCTGTAGCTCAATAAGACGTTTGTCGATTACCTCAACCTCTCTAGAAACTGTGTCTCCCCAGAAGCCTGTGGCACGACCTGTCTCTACATCTAGAACACCTCTGCGGGTCTTACCACGGTAGTTGAGACGGATCATCTTTCTGTCCTTCATGTAATCAAGGACTCTGGAACCGTCTTTGTGGTAGTCTTGTAAAGTGTGTTTCTGGAATGGGTTAACATCTTCTAGATCTTTTGCCATTTGTTTACCAATAGCAATAGAAAGACCGTCGTAGTCTGTCATTTGTCCAGAACCAACAAGCTTTACTGCTTTAGAAAGAGAGTTGAGTACTTTGTCATCCATTACCTTTGATGTAGGATTCTTCTTAGATGTAAGAAATTCAAAGTCAATAATTCTACGAATACGTTCATCGATACCACGTTCAAATCTAACAGCTAATTCGTCTGTGGGTGTTCTATACCATTTTAAGTACTTAGCAAATGAGGTTTTCTCCCAACGCTTCTTAAGTGTTTCGGGTTTCTTGACTTTTCCCAGAAGACCTTGGAAATAAGACCTTGGTGGGCTTTTCCCTCTGAAGTAAAGCTCTTTCGAGAGTTTAGCTCCAACACCAATACGGAAGGAATCAATAGACCTCTGATCTGCAAGAAGTCTATCCTGTAGCTGATCAATCTTGTAGTAATCACCCATAAGCTGGACTTGAGGTCCTCCTTCTTTAGCACCAAAGAAGCGAGAAAATAAGTTGTATTTATCTCTCTGTCTAGTATCAAGAAGACGGGCAGTGTTCTGAACAGCAAATCTATTTTCTGCTCTAAGTACATTAGCAAAGTTGTCCCAAGGCTGCTTGTCTTTCCTAGCTCGCTCTATTACAACCCTAAGGTTTTCAATAGCAACTGTTTGCTGATTTGTTGACACTTTCTCTTCTAAGGAGTTAATCACAGATCCAATGAAGTCTTTATCTTCAGATTGGAGGACTTTAGAGTTCCTCATGAAGTCAAGACGTTCTTGTAGAAGTGTGTAGTTAGGATCATAAAGGTTGTTGTTTCTTGCCTCACCTGTAAGGGGGTCGAAGCTATTATTACTTTCATCGAAGATGTTAGCTGTACGGCGACGAGCGGTTTGTTTACCTTGCAGTGTTGTACCTTTAAAGTCCGTTAGAGAGTAAGTTTTACCGAGATCATCAGCATCATTGACAAATAGATCTACAACCTCTCGCTTATACTTAGCATTCCTGACGAGGGTGCTAGGGCGCGCCACAGCGATCTGTGTTACGACATCTTCACCTATCGACTGCTTAGGGCGGAAAATGTTAGTAAGATTAGCAGCACGACGTCTCAAAGCAGTAATAGAGAGTGCGCTACCTTGAGGTGTCACGAAGTTATCGGCTTTGACTTCTCCTTTTCGGAAAAGATCTGCCTTTTCTTGACTACCAAGGATCTTTGTTTGGACATCATAAGCCTGACGTTTAAGCCACTGACCAAAGGTTTCTTTCTCTGGGGGAGATCCTGTTAAAGAACTTCCTTTCGTGGTTTCAAGAGCAGCTAAATTGATCCTATCAGACTCTTTCTTTAGCAGTTCGGCTTTGCTCTCAAATATAGGAACAAGGGTAGAACGGCAGTTAAAGTGTAGTGGAGGGGCAAAACGCCTATCACCTACATCATAGATCTTACCATCATGATAACGACAAATGCTAGAAGTACGATTATCAAGCATTGCTTGGAACATGTAGCCTTTGATGGCTTCCTTGTTTTCCCCTACCGCACTAAACAGAGCATCGCGCTGCGTAGCTGTGATACCTGTACGAGAAAGAGTACCCGCTTGGTGGGCTGTCATCTTGGTTGTTTTGCTGACGTCACTAATAATTTGATTTTGAGACTTATTATCTCTACGACCACGCTTCAACCAAGTTTGTACCCTAGTTGTCTCACCACGAGCAATGTTCTCTACGTTATTTTTGATAGCAGCATCACCGTTGATACTAGCGCCAGTAATATCTGCTAGATCAGCCTTGTTCTTAGGTCTACGAACGGAGAACCATCCTTTAGTGTGTTTTGAGATACTATCAGTGTAGAAATCTACCTCAGCACCATGTAGCTCTGTCAAATTTGTCTTCTGCCAAGAAAAGAGCTCTGTAGCAAAACGGTTTTGCTCTCGTCTGAATTTGTTGGCTATTTTCTTCTTTTGATCAATAGTAGTTGTTGCTAAGTCTTCCTTAACAAGCTTAACTAGAGACTCACGATGACGATTTACAATACGACTATTACCAATCTGAATGCTCTCTTCGAACTTTCTAACGTCAGTAAGGTGATCAATCACCTCGTCGTTCATTTTCTGTGTAACATCCATTCTAGCAATCTCCTGATTGGTAAGTTTGGTGGAATGAACCGCACAGTCCTTGCAAAAGACCGTCGCCCCCTTAGAACATGTCACCCCGTTTTATGATTTTTGCCTGCAGCTTTCTTGGCATAACGTTTTCACCCTGCATTTAACTTGCCTAAGGCAGCAAAGAGTAATTATGGCCGACCCGGAAGGACTCGAACCCTCACTTGAAGATTAGAAGTCAACTGTTCTATCCTGTTGAACTACGGATCAATGTATAGTGTTTATAGTTTATGTGTGTCGTATCCTAGCTTAATCTTATGTATGGTGGTCCTGCCGGGACTCGAACCCAGATATTACGATTATAAGTTGTACGCTCTAACCAGTTGAGCTACAAGACATTGATTATTAAATTGGTACGGGTAGAGGGAGTCGAACCCCCACGTCTTTTAAAACACTAGGACCTAAACCTAGCGCGGCTACCTATTTCGCCATACCCGCATGGTCCCCCACCCCGGACTCGAACCGGGAGAACCGGCAGTTTAAGTGCCGTACGGTTACCAATTACGTCAGTGGGGAATGGTACCGTGTAATTAGTGGTGGAAAGGGGAAGAATCGAACTTCCTACGCGCAGGGCTTCAACCTACCGCTCTACCTCTGAGCTAATCGGGTAAATATAAATAATGGCAGCTTAGGTAGGACTCGAACATACATGTGTTACCAGTCAGCCACTAAGCTATTAGTCTATCCAGCGATGAGAGCAAGAAAGATCACAAAAGCTATTGCCCCGCCACCTACAAGGAGACCAAGTGATTTAGTCTTAGACCAAGCTTTTACTTTATCTTTTGCTTCGATGACTTTTTCCTTTGCTGTATCAATGATGTCTTTCATTGTATATCTCCTGATATCGAATATGGTTGCGCAGAGGGGAGTTGAACCCCTAGTACAGGCCTTATGAGGGCCGCGTGTTACCATTACACCACCGCGCGAAACTTGGTGAGAGAGGGAGGACTCGAACCTCGCTCGGTTAAAGATTTTCCTCGCCTAGTTATTCTTATTCTTGTACTTGTCCACCGTAGTCATTCATAGATCGAGCCATTTGGGCTACAGGGTCAGCCCTAATCTCGCTTACACCCTTTTCATCGTTGTAGTCGCCCGGAATGAAATCATTCTCTTTAGCGATATTAATAAAGACAGAACGAGGAATAAGGCCCATCTGGTACCACTCTGTAACAAGACGCATACCATCTTCACCCTGAGCCTGAGGACTAAAGTCCTTAGACATAGCAAAGTCAATATCTTCTGCTGTTAGTTCAAGATCGTAGCGCCAGTTAATCATAAACGCAATAACAGACCGCATAGTATTAGAAATCTTCATATTAAGAGTACCAAGAGTGGCTGTCTGTGATGAGTTACGAAGCTCTAGTGCAATACCCGACTCTGTTGTCTCTGGGGCAAGCATACGAATACCCAGCTTAGCTAGTTCCTCTAGAGTTTGTTCAATAGAGTCCTTCATATCGCTAAGAGCAGCGGTAGGAGGAGTGAGAACATCCGCTGTAACACCGCTAGGAAGGAACATCATAGTACCTAAACCTTGGCTAGCAATCTTCTGCTGTTCACCCTCTTCAATGTCTCCTATAAAGATAGGTGTGTAGGTAGCTGCGCCATACATCAAGTGGTTACGCCTAGAGATCTTATTGTAAAGGCCAATTTCTCGGTTAACAAAGGTTAATAGGATAGGCTCTTCAATATGAGTTTCACCGTCGAGAGGCCAAGCAGGGATACGTGCAAGACGCTTACCAAACTGTTGTGGTTTAAAAGTTTCATAAAGTTCATAACCAGTCTCTTCAATCCCTTCTTTTCCGGGTTTAAGACTGTTGTCAGTAATTTCTCCACCTTGAGCAGTGGCTGTAGAATTATTTTCTTTACGATACTCATCAACAACTAGAAAACCTTCCCTATCAATGTAATGATCTCTTACGGTACTGACTAAGGTAGGATGCCAAGGGTTGTCATTTTTGTATACCGGAGTATAAAAACGAGTAATAAACCGTGTCATAGCCGGTAGGCCTGTAACGGGATGATATCCCTCAATAACGTTGATCACATTCTCTGCTGAAATAAGAGAAGGATAAGGCTTTACATAGTTTGCCTGCTTTGGAGTCATGTTCTCAGTTTCTTCTGGGGATACAGAAGGAACATCAACATAAATCCATGAATATGAAGTTTGCATCTCTTCCCAGACTGCGTCATCAAGAAAGTGAAACAGAGACTGATTGTCAGAAGTAAATCTGTGTCTAATCCAGTCAATCATTTCCATCCTTAGAGTCTCTGGAATTTCATCAGGAAGTTCAAGATTAGATTCTTTTCTTAATAGAGCACCAGTCATTGAACGAGCGTACTGAGCAGTAACCCCCGGTAGTTCAGCTTCATCTTTATAGAAATTGTATTGATTTTGATCCATAGTAGGCGAGAAAGGAAGCAAGATGTTCCTCTTATTGCCATCATGATCAATGTCATGAACAATCTCATCGTGGGCCTTTACAGCCTCTTGGCCTCGGACCACAGCTCGGCACTTCGCCCAAGTCGATCTAATAGAATCGTATTGATAGGACGGAGTACCCACACTCGACTTGTTTACAGAGGTCGAGAGAGTAATTTTGGCCATGTCCGGCCCTCCTTTCTGCTTAAATTACCTTAAATTAAGGGGTTTTCTCTTCTTTAACACATCGTATTTTTGTTTTGTCTGCTGTAGGATCCTCTCTTGAGATCTAAGGCTTGAGGCTCTTTAAAAGTACTTGTTTAAGCTATCAACAAACAACAATGCTTTCGATTCAAGAGAGGTCCTCTTAGGGTCTCTTCTTAGCATCTACTGACTCCGATCTCGTCAGTAAGGTCCCTAGTTAGGATTCTTAAGGGTTTTCCCCTCTCTTTAACGTCACCTATTTATGTCTTTATTTACAAAGACTTATCTACCCTAAAACCATGAGTTTTGTCTAAATTTAGCCTCCTACTGACTCCGATCTCGTCAGTAAGGTCCCTAGTTAGGATTCTTTAGATTTTCTTTTTTCCTCTTCTTTAACGCATCGTATTTATCTTAATGAAAACAAAAGTTTTTCATTAACCTTCTGCTAAGATATTAATCACAACCAGTATCGAACCCTTTGATAACTCTTACTGCTGTAATGATGACATTCGGATGGGTCTGCTCATTATACCTTAGAAGAGATTCAGCTAAATTACCAACTGGCTCTTCTAACGTTTCACAAATAGCCCCATCTGAAGCCTCTGGATTAATTGCTCCTGTCAAGGAGGTACTGCAAGCTGTCGTTAACGTTATTAGGAGCAAGGCGAAGAGACTCATTGATTTTCTTCCTGCGTTCATTTTGGTTCTCCTGAAGTTCAATAGTAATTTCACTCCGCTCTGCAGTTCTAACGTACCTCAAAGCACCAAATACAGTGCCTCCTAGTGCAATAACAACCGCGATAGCAATTAAGATAGTTTTGATTGGCATATCATTCCCACCCTTCTTCATACTTAACTTTGTCACGTTTTGCCACATTTTCTGTGATCTCATGCAATCCAAGTGCCGAGCAAACAGCAGCTAGAGTGGGCGTGAAAGTTGTTTCCAGAAAAGAAGTATCACCAGAAAACATACCCCAACCTAGACAAGCAATAAAAGTTCCACCTGTGAACTCGCGCTTGTAGGTCTTTTTTCGGGGTCCTTGCTTTTCAGTGAATTTCTTTTTAACAAGATCAGGGGCTTTTTCTCCTGTTTCAATCTTATCGGTCATACCCCGGCGCTCCCTTTGGAATCTCGAAGTGTACCCAGTCAATAAAGCTGTGGTCTGTGTGTTGACCATCACCATCCCAGTCAGCGCCCCAACGAATAGGCACACCTAGTTTCTGACCAGCTAGCCTCATAGCAACACCAATTGCTTGATATCCTTCATACTTGCCCGCGTGGTCTACTTTGTAGAATGACTTAACGTTATCAGTATTCCAACTAATGTTACCGTTTTCCCACCAAGCTAGATCAACAGCCATACCAACAAGGTGACGGCTGTTCATTGTCTTTGACTTCCCTTCACTAACTAAACGACGCTGCCTTTCTCTAGACCTCATACCCTCAATTACAGCAAAGTCCTCTGTGGAGTACTCGCTTAGGGCAAGATATACAACGCGAATTAGATCGGGGTGCACCCCCGCGAGACGATCGCGGGAGCGCTTAGACAGAACAAATCCTGTTTTTGTCATAATTTATCTCTTCCTTTAACTTTTTTCTTTTTAGGGGGTTCAGGCCAAGCTGGAGCCTTTGGATTAAGTGTGTTGTCAGGCAGATCTCTAAGAGCTTTCCTGTAATCAGTCCAAGCTTTCTTGTCTGATTCCACATCTGGTAACATGAATTTATCCGAAGCTGCTAGCTTTTTATTACGTTTTAGTCTAAATACGCGCCATTCTTCTTCTTTTCGGCGCTTGTTCTCCTCTTTAATTATGACGTCTTGTTCTTTTTCTACTAGAACTCCGTTAGAAAAGGTTAGATCCTTAGGCTTAACGTTATAAGAAAATTCTGCGATAAGTTGGCCTTCTTCTAAAACTCTCTCAAGCCACTCACGATTACGTGATGTACCTAGAATTTCTTCTTTGTTATTATACAAAATATAAATCATTTGAACCTCACAAATATAGAAGAAATACAGTCAAGAAGTTCAATATCACCAGATTCTCCCATCCAGTATACAAATACAGAAAAGAGCGCTTCTGCAGGATTTCCATTAAAAGATCTAATGTTTTCAAGATCTTTAAGAACGCTTACAACAGTAACGTAGTCGGTTTCTTGTTCTATTGGTGATAGAAGACGTTGTTTCATAACATGGTAGCCAGTACCACGGACTTTACCATCACCTTGGTATATATCAACAGTTCCTGTTCCTGTTCCTGCAGTAGTAGCAGAGAATAAATCTCCGGGGTTGTATAAAAGACCTGCTGTACCGGCCATGTTATTCCAGGTGCCTTGAGAGGTAGACCCTAATGATTTTATTATGTAAGTGACCCCAGATATAACCGAAGTAACAGGTATGTCAATAATGTTTGTTGTGCTAATAGTACTCCCAACAGATTTAGTCTGTCCTACGGTACCATCCAAAGCATTCCAGTTTGCTTGCCCCGCACTACCAAGGTCGAGGATTGTGTAAGAGGAAAGGCTATTCATAAATCCACAGCTAACATCCATTAACACATAAGGACTACCCGCTTCAATTTTATAACCCCAAGCATCATTATCTGCGACTAAATTAGAGTAAACATGCTCGAAGTTAACAGCAATCTGAACATCAGCATTATAAGCAGGGGGTATATCTAAGGTAGCCCCGCCCACTAGTTGTAAGAAGTTAATCCCCTGCATAGGTAGGTTTCCCCTATATAAATTATCTTCTAGCTGAGTGATATTACCACCCTTAACTATAAGTTTACCACTACCGTCCGAGGATAAGCTTCCATCTCCAATACTGATTTTATCAGCAGTTAAAGTATCGCTTACAAGCAGATTACCATCAATGACTTCATCTTGCTTAACCCAAGTAGATCCGGTATAGATCCATACAGATTGACTAGTTGGACTAGCCTGTGCACCTGTATAGAACCAAGCTTGATCACTTGAGATTGGTGGTGTAGGTGTATTGAGATCAGAGTTCCATCTCGTCTGGGCTGTATAAGCACTAGTAGGAAGAGAGGTAACAGGTATGTTCCATCTCCCCGGACCTCTAGCACCTACGGGTCCATCTTCACCGTCACTACCACTCATACCAACGACACTTGCCGCAGAGAACTCAGCGGTATTAATGATGTCGGTACTTTCACGACTAGCCGCCGTAGCTTGAATAGCAAAGAGATACTCTCCCGCATTAAGAGACGGAGCAGTCTGTGCCCAGTTTCCTAGGATACCTGTTAAGACGCCTGTATTAAAGTTGTAGGTCAAGTCACCAGTAGGATCCGCTGGTGGTGTAGTAGTTGTATTCTTAGCGTAGAGAGTAACAAACGCTGTATTGATACCGTCTTGGCCAGCCGAAGACTCAACAACCGGATTAGAAAACTCTGTTCCAGCTAGGGAGTTTGTCGCCGTAGTAGCTGAAGCAGTAGCTCTAGTTACCCATAGCTCTTCGTTTGGATTCAAGCTAGGGGGTAGCTTAGACCACCCGTTGAGGTTACCACCAGTAAGATCTGCTGTGCTAAAGGTATAATTAAATGTACCAGTAGGTTTAGGTGGTGGGGTAGAACCAGAGGCTAGTTTCTGGAATAACAGAACAATTGCTGAGTTAAGACCATTTTCACCGTCACTACCACCAATACCGCTAGAAACGATAACAAACGGAAGAGATATTAGAGCAATAGACGTACCATCATTAAACTGAAAAGTAACAGTTGCAAGTTCATCATTAACACTAACACTAGGTGTAATAAACCCAACGTTTACTTCATCTGGTATATCCGCTGATCTGTCTGTAACAGGGGCAGACCAAGTATTACCAGAGCGCGACAGTCGGTAACGGTTTCTTGCTACAGTAAGACCTGCTTTAATAAAGATTACATCAATATCAAGGAATGTATCACTGTAAGTTCCTGCATTAGGATTGTATATGATCTGGCCTTGTGTGACATACACCGCATTTGATGTGATACCTGAGGTCACAGGTGCTTGGCTAGTAACCTGTATGTTGTCTGAGTAGGCACTAGAATTACCTTGAGTATCAACTGCACAAACCCTGTAGTTATACAGTGTATTTGGTAGCCTGTTAGAGTCAGTAAACTTAGAACCAACCTCTGTACCAACTAGGGTTGTTGGGTTAGCAAACACAGACCGATAAATCTGGTACTCTTTGAAGTCTAGCAGAGGTGAGTTATCAATGTTTTGTGTAACTTCGTCCCAAGTTAGATCAATTACGGTACCCTCGGCAGTAGCCACTAGGTTTTGTGGAGGTTTAGGGAAAGTACTATCAACACCAGAAGTGAAGGCGATATGTGTAGGCTCAGACTCTAAGCCAGAGGTAAGAATAGTTTTCACTATTGCATGGTAATCCTTACCCCCATCGAGGGAGGGTATCCTAACAGAGTTTGATACACTCGTAGCTGTTTGCCGTAATACATCATCTACCTTCTTATACTCAATAAGGTAAGAAGCATCATTGTATACAGTATCCCAAGTTAGATCAACGTAAGAGTTAGATACTGCGCCTTTAAAAAATTCTACCCCTGTAGAGGCTTGCAAATTTGTTGGCTTACTAATAGTAAAGTCAAACACAGGTTGAGAAGTATAAGGAATATCATCTGGCACATTCCAAGCAAACATGTTAGCTGTTACAAGTGTTGCTTTGACTTTAACAGAAAAATCCACCCTGATTTCAACTTCTTCTGCTTTCCAGATACCATTTGGGGCGTTCGTAAGTTCAGAGTCAATTCTGAAGAAATCACCGGGTTCAATCCTAAGACCTTTTCTGCCTAAAGTGATCTCAAGGTTATTTGAGTCACGAGAGATCCTTACTGTTTGCTCAGCTTCAGCCATAGCGTGGTAAGGTGTCGTAGCATCAGAAGTAATTGTACTCTCATAGATCTTATTGTTGTCTTCAGCTAGGTAAGTGTTATGAACAGTACTTCCTCGCTCGGGCCAAGAAATGGAATCTGAAGCAAAGTTCTCAAACTCGTTATTAAAATCAACCGTTACTCGGTTAAACCTTTGAGCGGCTTGACCAAATTCTTCTTGAATGCTTCCAACACGAAGAATATCATCATCACCAAAGGTGTTGTCTGCATTGATAAGTGCTTCTAGTTCTGCGTCAGTATCAGGATAATTCATAACAAGACGGTATTTACCATCGTTGGTCCAAACCAAATCTGCAAAAGGAATACCGCTTAAGATAGATTCAATATTATCCCTAACACTTTGGCTGGGATCAATTGTTAAGTTACCTTCAAACCTATACACATCTTTTCGAGGAGCAGAGATTTCAACGTATTGGCCGATCTCTTCTACGGGCTGACTTAAGAGAGCATAATACTGAGTGGAGGTCAGCCCGTACTGATCCCAGATCCCCCAGGACTGCTCCTGGCCCCTGGGGGGCTGATAGTCATCAATCGGATTCAGCGACCCAATCGGATCATAGATTTCTGATACGAATTTATAGAACTTACCCGTATCAACGGCCTTGTAGATGGTAGACCCTGATGGGTGTCCAAAGTAGTCTTGATCTTTAAGAGACTGTTTAGTAGGGAAGCCAGAGAGTGTACCGTACTCACGGAGAGGGCCTAGACCATTAACACCACCACCAAACTGTTGGTCAGACATAGCAACCACACCAGCAATACCTGCTGCTCTACCAAAGGAGTCAATTTCAATTTGGCTATCAAGCAGACCTGCACCGTAGGGTGCGGTCAGATAATCAAACAGAACTTCTACGCGATTGTTAGAGTACTCCTTGTATCCGGATATACCATATGATCCCCCTCCAAGGTCGTCAAATGTGCGAATGTGGTTACCTTTAACAAGGAACTGTAGTCGTGGTATGCCACTGTACTGAGGCTCTTTACGGTTTAGTTTGAATATGTTAGTAGAGTAAGCACAATTAGTGAATTTGTTTGTTGCCGGTTGACCGTTAGCAGTATCAAGAGGTTCTGCTGTACCACCACTGTAGTGTACGTAGAAGTTATGAGTAAACTTCTTTTTCTGATATTTATAGGTAGTTGAGTTAACAAGAATGTCTTCAACACTCTCAATTCTTGTACCTTGGGTGTTACACAGAGCAGTGTTAAACATTAGGTAAGAGTTCTTACCAGCGTTGTGGGTACCACCTTCAAAACTAAAGTCTTCCGGTTGTTTAAAGGCATTACTTGCAGCAGTAACAGCGGGTGTGATTGAGCTACGCACTCTATGGTTAAGCTCAGTACCACCAATAATCTGTTTTCCGTAAATAATAGGAAGAGGTCCGACCTCACCCCTTACTGGAATAAAGAAGCCTCGTCTCTTATCAGCCTCCGCCTCAGCCTTTCTTCTTGCCCTGTCTTGTTTTTTCTTTTGGTTCCTGGCTGAAATAACTTGAAATGCCGCTGAAACGGCAAATAGGACTAAAGACTCAATACCCATTAGATTTTCCCCCAGTTAAGTTCAATTTCAACGTTGTCGTAGACTTTATCAAAAGAAGTATCAGTGTCTGAGTACTGATTCATACCATCCTTTGAAATCATCATAACGTTTACTGCATCAAATGCATCCATGGGGGAACTTCCTTCTAGAGACACAATCATTTCTTCAAAGTCATTAGATATACGAGGACGATCAATTGTTCCGTTGTAGACATTAATAATGTCTGCGGGGTCAAGCATTGGTTTTCCATCAGCATCAAGAAAACCTACTTTAACGCTAATAGGCTTACCAATAACGTTATTACCTTTGATCTCACTTCTAAGCAATTCGTCGTTGTCAGAAAAAGTTACTGTGTAAGCCGCCCTATCAACAACAGAATTATTACGGTAAGAGGAAACACTAAGCACCCCCCCATCAGACACATAAACGCCACCATCAAATGTAATATCAGAAGGGAAAGAAGTGAAACGATAGGTAGAGGTCAGGTCTAGCCTGATTAGATAAAATACTCGGATAGGGTCACGGTCTAGTGCCGCTTGTACATTTGGTGAAAACGTTCTCATGACTGCTCCTTAGATTAGATTTCTTCAACCAGATTCACTGTACCAGCATTAGAAAGAATACCATCAGAGAATGTAATGCCTTTGATGTCATTAACATCACGACTATAAGTTAGAAGGCAATTAGACCCATGTTGTATTCTTGTAGATGAAGGCACGGGCTGAACAAGGCCGGGGTGAATACGGGTAGAGCCAGAACCGTTCACGGTAGACTCTGTTAAATACACCTTTGAATGGTTTGAAAACTTGATGAATGATCCGGCAGGAATTAGTCCCGATCCGGAGATGTTAATAGTTGTTGTTCCTGCTAAGTAAGTAGCCGAAGCGTTCATAAAACCAGCCGCCCAAGCTTCATCTACCGAGGGAAGTTGAGGCATAATCATAGTATCAACTGACCCAATAGCATCCCTAAATACCGATCCCACAAGAGACAGAGAAGAGCTTTCAATTGTGATAAGCTGAAAAGATAGCTCCCAACGCTGTGCGTTTTGGCTACTACGCTCTGTTTTAAGAGAGATAGTATCATTAGAGAACATAGGTTCATTTGATCTAAAGGTTATTGGGGCGGAAATCCTGTTTCCATTGTAGAAATAAGCTGTCATTGTTGTTGTCTCCCTATACCGACAATGGTCCTGTCTAAAAGAGGCAATACATCGCTTTGAACAACCATATCTCTTTCATTTATAAAGAATTCCGTATTAGAACCATAAACTAGCGAAGTATTAAGACCTGAGGCTGTTCTACGAGCAATCAAATCACCTTCTCTTACGTCCTCTAAGTTTTCTATTTTTTGTAGGCCCAACTGAACAATAAATCTATCCATAGCTGGTTGCAGGGATCTAGTCTTTGTTCCTTTCATCATCTCTAATACAAAATGTTTGTTACTAAAAAAGGTTTGCCTTGTCCACTTGGGTTGTTGATAGCTATGGTCTACTAACTGTTTATAAACTAGGACTAACGCCCAACAATCATTGTGGCCTATAATGATGTTCCCTGTTTTTTTTAACCGGGCTTTCATTTCTTTGATTGCCTCTAAAACTTCTTTCATACTCTTCTCCTAGTAAGTGAGGGAGGACCCTAAGGTTTCCCCCTCTCTTTAACGTCACCTAATTATGTGATAAAAAACAAACCCTTAGTTACTCCCTTTTTTTTTTTTTTCACTTTGAAGCTTAAGACTTGCTCCAAGACTTGTGAGTAAGTCAATTGGGCTTCCTTTAAAGAGCCGCTAAATGGACGGCCCCGGACAGTGTGTCCTGATCTTGGTTTGTCGTGTTGTCAGGTGACTACGACGTTGTAATCGACGCCATCAGTGAACAGCGATGAAGCAGACCCAAATGTGTATACATCTATCCCGTCACTGGTTTCAGAAAACGTCAATTCTGTCCCGACGCCGCGCTGCGATTTGGGCGGCTACTGTTTCAGTCATCTGCCCGCCTTAACGTTTCAATTTCAGCAAGCAAGGCTTTCGCGTCGGACACGTCATTCAGAAACGACCGCTCGCAGTGGTCGGGGTTGCGCTGCCAGAAGAATATGGCGTCAATAAACCGCTCACCCCGGCGGCCCTGCCGGTGCATCCGGGCGCTAACGCTTTCGTTCGGCCCCGTCTCTGTCAAGTCAACCGCCGTCATAACGTTGCCAAGCTGCGACAGGGCCGAACCGATCATGGATATGCGCTGCATCATGGCCAGTACTTATCATTGGTGAAGTCTGCCGGAATCGGGTCCATGGCCTTGATTGCGTGGGCCGCAAAGATGTGCGCGCTCTCGTTCGCTGCCGCCGCATTGCCAAAGGCAAAGCACGTCTGAGCGTCCATCGTGGTCAAGCTGTTGTCGGCGGCAATCCACGTGAAGTCTGCATTGCCTCTATGCCACCGCAGGTCGCCGACCTCTGCTCCACCACCTATGGCAAATCCGGCAAGGGTTGCCGCGCCCGTGATCCGCGCGAGGCTTGCAGTGTCGCAGTCATACCGTTTGCCAGCAAAGGCAAAAGTTGCGGTCATACGGCGGTCGCGTTCTGCGTTTACTGCGGCGCGGGCTTCGGCAAGCAGGGTGGCTGGGTCTGGTCTGCCAATCTTGATAATCATGCGCCCACTCCATCAGTCAAATCGGCTTCATCAACAGTCCATTCGTTACGCCATTGGCGGTCTGTTGGAATGTCAGCCACGTCTACAATCTTGTACGCCTTTCCAGTCGGCACGTCTTTTGCGGCGATTTCCTCAATTGTCAGCCCGCAATCGGCAGGGATGATAACCGCCACGTTGCCTTCGTCGTTTTGGTAGATAATGCGTTTGTTTTGCATTGGGTCGCTCCTTACCTGAAAAACATAACTTCTACTGACGGGAAGTCTTCTACGTTAGCACCTGCATTGACTGTCTTAATGCGACAAGCAGTAGTTGTTTTTGTTCCACCGTTCGTCCGACCAATTAACACGTCTTTAACTCCACCCGTATCCTCGCCAGAACCGGACATAGCGTAATTCGCATCCTGCATTGCTGTCGTAAAGTTTACAGTGTAATCACCCACGCCATTATCAGTAACGCTCGATACATTCCCGCCGCCGCGGATTGCCACTGTTCCGGTGCCGTTGAAATTTACCCACGCGCGGCAGGCATGCATCGGGGCTGTGCCGCCAGGATCAAGCGTTGCGCCTTTTACGCTTAAACTTTTGGTAATTTGGACATCACCGCCTGACGTTATTCTCATACGTTCCGTCGGGAATTCTTCGATATCTGGTCTTGTTCCAAATGTTAAAGCCTGTTGATAACCCGATACGGATTCTTGGTCCCAGCCTATGTAGCATCCCGTTTCTTCAAATGAATTAGAAATTCCGAAACCAATATATCCTTTGCCAAGAGTGTCACCACTGCTACCAGCACTGTTGATAAACTGAGCAACCATTGAATTGTTTACTTCTTCCACAACACGAAGTTTTTCAGGACTATTTGCAGAAGCCAGCCCTAAGTTAGCGCGCGCTGTCGTCGCGCTTCCCAGATCGCTTAAATTGTTGGATCGGTGGGCGTAGCGGTTGTCTGGCTGAACAGATGCCGTCCCAAGCGCCGTTCCCTGCCGGTAAGGTGTCCAGCCGCTTCCATCCTTTTTGGCGACGATAACCCATGCGCTATTTGCCTCATTGCGCACTTTCATGAGGTCGTTATTCGTATCGAACCAGAGCATGTGCGCAAATGTCGGGTTCGGCTCTGATGATCCGGCATTGTTCGTCGCAATCGCGCTCAGAGCGGTGTTTGTTGTGAAGCCGGAGTCGTTGGTCAGAAGCGAGATGTTCGATCCAGACACTAGCTTGCCGTCGAGCGCACCCTGCAGCCCCGTGACGGTCGAGATGGCCTGCGTGTGTGCTGCTGGGGCATAGTCGCTGCTGTCAAAAGACTTAACCTGAGCTAAGTTAGTTACCTCACTGTCCATAAGAGCACCAGCGGATGTCACATTAGCTGTGTCTGTAACGTCTGCGGAAGCCTCGATGTTGTCCAACTTAGTCTTGTCACCATCTACAAAAGCACCCTCAGTAGGTGGCTGTTGCGCTGTATCTGCAAGACTTCCTTGCGCTGCAGTGGCGAAGTCTTCTGTGCTAGCCGTTGCTGCAGAACCCGCGTCTGAAATACTAGAAAGGGGCTGTGTACCTGTATGTGTTCCCCTATCTCTTAGTTGAGCGTCTGTTGCGTTGGCGGTTGCGTTGGAAGCAACGCCTTGAGTCTTGCTGATCCCGGCGTCGATATCTTCACCGGTATGGATACTGTTATATGGCATTGTTGTGGCTCCTACTCTGCAGCGGTAATAAATTCTTCTCCGCCTGATGTGATCAGTTGATCCTCATACGTTGGCGGAGAGGGTATGTACCCGTAAATAATTTCCGGCTCTGCCCGCGCGACAGTCATCTGAACCCCACTCTTGCCGCTGAGCTGTTGAACGGGAGGTTCAGCGTCAAAGTCTTCGGTGTTGAAATCCCCGACACGAATGCGAGTGACCGGAAAGCCCACGCTGAAGCCGTTAGGGGTCGGTCCGGAGGCCCGAACGATTTGCACTCGAAATGTCGCTGTGCTCGGCCCGAGATCGCTCGTGCCTTCAAAGATCACCCGCACCTTACCGGCGACTCGATCTGTATATGAAATGATCTCTTTGCCGAGAATCTGCGCACTTGGGTCATAGATCCTGACCTCCCATTCTGTGAGATCGAAAGGAGCCCCTAAAGCATCTACGGTCTCCGGTGGTCCAAAGAAATTAAGGTCGACGGCCACGTCACCGCCAGCGTTGTGTATAAGCGTAGTCATCGGCAATCCCCCTTCATTCTGTCGTCCGTATTAGCCATTATTTTACTCCTTTCATACAGGCCCCCACGGCAGAAGTGCAGGCCTCCAGACCAGCAGTTCAGATCCTTTTCTTGGTTATCATAAGGGTTAGCCATTTATATTCCTCAAATTTTCTAGGTGGGTTAGTCTTTAGTTAATAACCATTAGATAGGCAACCAAAGTGCCAGCACCGCCGCAGGCGTTCAGCCAGTTCAAACTGCCGTAGGTTAGGGCCTCGGCAGGACCAGACCCAAAGGCCATTGCAAAGTGGTTGCCGTCGGCGCGCAGGGCGTCTGGGCAAGGGATTGTTAGTCATACATACGCCCCCACATCCACCTCAACCTCAACCTCAACCTCAACCTGCGTCAGCCCCATTGCGGCCAACGTTGCCAACGCATCGTCTCCGGCACAGGCGGTCAGTTTGTCAGGCGCTACCTCAACAGCCTCTAGCGAGAACACCAGCGCCGCTTGTGCGAGCCGTGCCGCATCCATGTCTATAATGTTGTCAGTGTCCCATGAGGGGCGCTGTAGGCCGCTCTGTGCTGTTGTGGTGAATGCGTCAGACACGATCAAGCTTGCGCAGGCGTAAAGGTTGCCCCCCGCGTCCTGCCAGTTCAGCGCCACGTAGGTTTCTGCATCAGACGGACCGTAGCCCAGCACCATGGCTAGTTGGTTTGCATCATCCCGCAGCGCCTCGGGGCAAGCGATTGTTAGTCTCATCAGTAGCCTCCTGTTACTGCTACGGTCCATCCGCGTGACCGTAGCGTGTCGATTGCTGCCTCACCAGCAGCGGACGGTGCCGATCCGCCCGACTGATCGAACACACGTGTTCCTGCCGCAATACCGGATGCAACAAGCGACACTAGGATGTTGTCGATGCTGGTTTGCGTCAGTGCGGTGTTGTTAAATGCGCTGGAAAAGTCCCCGCCTTTTATATTGTCGAAGGCATTAGCTGGGAAGCTGGTCAGGCTGGTGCAGTCGCGCCACGCTAACGCAAAGCTAGTCCCCGAAGACGTGTCGATTAGGGGGAAACTGGTGAGGCTTGAGCAACGCAACCACGCTATCGCAAAGATATTCCCCGAAGACGTGTCAATAAGAGGGAAACTGGTGAGGCTGGTGCAGTCCTGCCACGCTCGCCCAAAGCCAGTCCCAGAAGATGTGTCGATGAGCGGGAAACTCGTTAGGCTGGAGCAGTCGCGCCACGCTCCCCGAAAGTTAGTCCCCGAAGATGTGTCGATGAGCGGGAAACTGGTGAGGCTGGTGCAGTCCTGCCAAGCAAAAGAGAAATTAGTCCCTGCTGACGTGTCGATCAGAGGGAAGCTGGTGATTTCCGACCAATCTCTCCAGTAAGACTCAAAGTCGGTCACAGCCCCATAGCTGGCCGTTGCACCTTCCCCTACAAAGTAAGCCTCCGTCGCAGCAGCATCCCCCGCACTCAAAGCCCCGTTGCGGATTAACTGCCCCACGAGTGCGGTGCCGGGGAAATACTGCCCGTCCCTGCCGCCAATCTCATACGGACCAGCAGGAATGTTCACGCCGTAGCTTGCTGTGCCTTGGTCCGTGCCGAGAACCATTGTGCCAGTAAACCCGCCCGTTGGTACTGTCACGGACAGGCGGTCATCCACCTTGTCCAGCGTGGCGCGGGCGGGACCAGTCTGGTATGTCGGACGCGCCGCAGCCGTGGCCTGCGTGGCGTGGTTGCCGTTGCCTGATTTGTCCAGCATCAGCCCAACAGGTTGTCCCGCCGTTGTGACGGGCGTGGTGCCTGCGCTATCTTGGAACAGCGTGGACAGGTCGGATGGACCGTACCATGCACCTGCCTCGCTTCCCGTGAACACGTCAGCAGGGGTGAACACGCCGTCCTGCACCGTCACGCTCACGCTGTCCTGCGCGTCGGGTGACACGCCGTTGCTTGCTGTCTCCGAGTACTCCAGAACTTCACCGACAGACGCTTCCTCCGGTATAGTATAGTCGAGACCAGAAAGGTTCGCCGTAACGTCAACGCCATCAAGCGTAAGCGTAGGTGTCAAAGTAGGTGCAGGCGACCCGGAGTAGATGCCTTCAACGATTGTCACTGTGCTACCCTGTGCCGGATCGCCGGTGATCTGCGGGGCGGAGGTGATCGTCGGCGCGAATGCCTTGAGACCTGCCTGTCCCCAGTTTAAGAGGTCTGTAAATTCAGACGCTGTCAGACCGCGACTGATCTCCATTCCTCGCGCTATTTCTACCTTGGCAAAAGTATCTTCGCTAAACACACCTTTGTTGCCAAACAATTGGCTAACTCCTGTTTGCCAGTCCGGATAGAAACTGACACCTGTTTCCGAGGCAACCAGAGTTCCGTCGATCCAGAGTTTAAGAGTGCCGCTCGGTATGTCGCCCTCTACGATGATCACCATGTCAAGCGGCGGATCATATGTCGGACTGGGTGCATCGAGAACATCTGTACTGGTGTTGTCAATCTGGAACCGGACAGGGGAAAACGAACCTTGCGGCGCATAGATAATCCTTAGTCCGTCATTAAGATCATGGGCAGTCCAGACAGGGTTGGTGTTTCCGTTTGTGTCCAGCGACCTGATTGCAAAACATGCGGTGAAAACATCCTTGCCTGTGAAGTCTCGGGTCACGCTCGTCAGTTTATCACTGATACCGTCCGAAAGTATCGTTCGACGGTTACCCACAATCTGCAGCCTCGGACGGTCGGCGAGTACCTCCGTGCTGTGATCCACCCCGTTCGTGCTTCCGCTGTTATCTTTCCAAAGAGCCACGGGATCGTCATGGGCCGTCGCCGGAATTGTCCCGGCATCATCTTGCCAAAGACTCGACGTAGCGTAGGCATCCACGACAAAGCCCTGATCGTTTGATGTATAGAGGGTCTGCGGGAACACAAGCACGCCGGATCGACCACTTCGGCTATAGAAAACGGGAGTAGAAGTCATGTTAAGTGCTGTCGTTAGTCTCATTTCTCGACCTTTCTATTAATATTAAGTTAATAGAGCGAAGATACCAACAGCTGATGTATTTGCCGCATTAAACCTTGAGACATTTGCTGTAATAAGAGTACCGCTACCTACTTCTGCTTCAATGGTCTCTCCGGCACTGTCGAAAGAAACTACTCCACCTACATTTACAAAGAAGCCTACACAGACATCCTCTGGAACGTAATCACCATCACCTGTAGCTCTCCACTTGGGGGATAAGCCTGATACTTTTGTTGCTTGCATTTTTATTAATTCCTTTTCTTTTTGTTTGGTGGCACTAAACAGTATCAGAACCTAGAAAGTAGAAGTCTTAACAACGCCTACACTACCGCTACGAATAGGGTAGTTATACTCTGTATAGTACCTAATAGCATCAGACCAGTGTTCGACCCCCTCGGTCTTATTGATTTGTGCTGTATCTGGGTTATTCTCTAGCCAAGACGTGCGCTCCATAGAACGAACAGTGTTAAGCATACGAGGGTGAAAGTACATATTAACATCCCCGTTAGCGTTCTTAAGCTGAGCGTTAACTGCGTTAGTACTATCTATGATAGCTGGAGATGCCTCTCTAACCCTTACGGTTAGACCAGCCTTACGAAGAATACTGAAGTCGGTCTCCCCAGAGGCAGAGGTCTTACGACTCTTACCTGTAGGGTCCGGGTAGACGATTACCTTATGCCCATTCTTTACGTATTTACTTACGAGGGACTTAGCGACCGAATCAGTATCAGGATGGCCACTAAGTTCGTGCAGCCAATGCGTCTGATTACCACGGCGAGCGCCGATAGCTGAAGCCATAATACCGATGTTGAAGTCCATTGCAACATGAACATCTTCTCCTTTCTGGATGTCAGGTAGAGCAGAGTCTACGTGATCATTACGATTAAACATATAGAACAGGTTGTTACCAGAGTCTTTAAATGATGCTTCATACTCTCTTGCAAACTTAAGAGGGTCTAGAGTCATCTTAGCTCGTTGAATCTCATCAGGATCTAGGTAGGGTGATTGTCTATAGTTAAAGTGGTAAGAACCCCAAGCGTTGTCATTCTCTTTCCTATTGAACATCTCATAGAAATAGTCATGACCCCTTGGTGTACTAATAACAATAGCACGACCGGGAAAAGGACTATTCCACTTCTTTTGCATCATAGGGGACCAACGAGTAGTAACACAAGGCTCGATTACCGACTCCCAGCTTTCCTTTAGGTTAGTACCTGCACCCTTCCAAGAACAGACCTCATCAAGAATAACAAGGTATTGTCCTGTACCGCGCATACGCTCTGAAGCCTCGTAAGACCAGAGCTTAAGCATAACGTTGTTAGGGAGCCAAAACTGACCAGCAGATCTACTATGTTTAACAGCAAAGTCCTCTAGACCGAGCTGCCAAGCAAGCAGCGGATAGTAAATATCCACCACCTGCTGATAGGTAGGGGCAATAATAGCAACGTTCTTGTTAGGAACATCGGCTGGCATGTTAACTAGTTCTTGAACTGCCTGTAGCGCCGTAGTGCCAGCGAAATAAGACTTACCCCAACCTCGGGCAGCGCAAACCACACCATAACGGTATTTTCCATCAACCATAACATCTTTAAACACTCTACTTTGACCGGGGTGTAGTTTAATACTTGGCATGCTCTATTATCCTACAACCGGTTCTGAAGACCAGTAGTCCCAAAGACTGTCTTGTCTATTGTCTGTCTCTACGAACTCGTTTTTGTGTACTCTTTGTTTCCCTACTTTTTTAAACTCACTATACACTTTAGGTCTCCTATACTCGTATTCATGAACAGAGGTTTCAGAATCAGAAGTAGCCATAGCGCTGTAATGAGATAAGAGCTTATTATGATGGTTCTTTTCTACAGTAATAACAACAGGACTCTCTAATGCCTCTTTCCAAGGGAAGAACTCAAAGAACACAGACCCACCAATAGAGCCTGTTGGGTCCCTACGCATAATCAATTCGGCTATAAGATCGATGGTTTTCACACTTTTAAGCTCCATAATAGTCCCTTTCGTTGTTTTCATACACTACATCGTACTCAAGGTTTATTCCATACGCCCTAACTTCCCAACTACGACCATGTGCTTTTCTACTTTTACGGGTCATGGAAATAGCTTTTTTAGCTGCTGCTTGACTCTCATAGATACCGAGTTGTTTAACTGTATTATAGTCATCAGCGGGTGATCGATAGAACACTCTGTATATAGTTTCAAAACTCATCTAATACTTTCCTTCCTGTATCTGTTAGAGAAGCAAAACCTACATGAAGGTGCCATCTAACTAGGTCTTCTCGCATAAGCTGACAGAACTCCCATGAACTATAGAACCTCTTATGGACCTTAGGTTCAGAATCAGAACTCGTAGCTAGCGTTAATAGTCGTTTCTTTCTTAGAGGTCTCATCCTCAGAGAATCTTCCATCTGAATCTGAATCTGAATCTGAATCCGAGTCATTGTTGTCTTTTTCACCGAGATCAAGTTTAATAATAGTTGGAGCCTTTTCATTGATGTCCAACTCTTGCTTATCAGGTACCATACGATAACCATACCGCTGGAGATCCTTAATGATGGTCTGTTTGATCTGTAGCATACCGTTATACTGGTGTGATCCACGAGGAACTGTATACTCATACCTATCAGGGTCATCTGTAGGAGCGTTACGAGCTTTATCAGTCTTCTTAACTCTCACAGCAGAAAGATCTCTGTTAATCTGCTTATAGAGTTTGATCATCTCAACCATAGGATCGAAGTTAAGCTCTTCTAGCTTACCAGCAGCATTAGAGGGATCGATCTTCACATTCTTAGAGCCTTTAGGTCTACCGCCTTTATTGAATCTACGATTGTTTTCAAAGTCCCAATCACCGTTATCTACGGCATTGATCTTATCTTCCATAGCTGCACGAGCAGCCTGCTCTGTATTCCATCTAGTTTCGTTTTCAGTACCTTCTTCCCCACTGAATAAAGGAGGATTCTCCCTCCCTTCACACCCTACGTGGTTCATCTTGTCTTTTTCTGAAACATGGTTCTTTTTTGGCTTAGGACTCCCCGGCGGAAGACCATCTTTGCGAGGTCGACCACGAGGACGCTTAGGTTTGTCATCTTTATTATCAGACATGGTCTCTCCTTATCATTTATCTGTATGTTTACTATAGGAAAATAGGGAATGAAGACAGGGTACTAAATAGCTATTAAGTTTATTAAACAATAAAAAACCCATCTTAAGTTCCCTTAACTACATGATTTCATTAGATCTTTTTTAAAGATTCTATTAAAATAAAGACCAGATAAAATTATCAATACCTTCATCGGGAGATTACTAAAAGACCCTTTATTCAGGTAAATAAAAAGGACCGACCTCTTTAGAGTAATCATCGAGAGATATGCTAAAGAAGGTTGTAGACTTCACAACAAAGTTTCTAATGCGTTCATCATAGCAAAGATGGTCTGTTACAGCAGTTAGAGTGCCTTTCTTTAATGAAAAGGTATCCTCTCCACCACTGATGACATATAGCCTAAACTCCTGTGGTCCGGGTGGTCTATTACCCTCGTTTTCATTGGCTTGCCAATCTAACTCACTAGTCTCTCCTCTAACCGAGTGATAGATCTCTAGAGAAAGAAAAGAACAAGCCCTCTTGATAAAAGACACATCAACAATGAAACTCTTTTCTTTTACCCCGAAATGAGGGTTATCTAGCCTTACCTTCGAATAAGGCTCACTTATCCTGTAGGGAAGGTTGTAGTAGTTATAAGAGCTGTAGAGAGCACTAGTTACAGCAATACTAAAAATCAAAAATACCAGTCTTATAAACCAAGTTTTCAATGTAGTATTATATTTATATTTATATTCATATTTGGTCATTGTCCTATAAGTCCTCCTCTGGAGACCCAAGTCCAGACAGAAGCTATAAATGCCCCGCCAAGGATCCAGAAAAATCTGTTCCAACCTGTTCTCATCCTATCATCATTCTCTTTAATAGCATAATTAGTCTGTGCTAAGAGTTCTGTAAGAGTTTTGATCTGGGACTTCATAGTTGTTTCAGTTATTTCCATTTCTCTAACTTTTAGTTCAGTTAGTTCTATTTTTCTTTTTTGTTCCTCTACTGCTCTACATAAAGCTCTTATTTCATAGCTTTGCTTTTCTTCATTCATCCTAGGATCCTCTCTTTAGATTTGAGGTCTAAGGCTCTGTTAAATTATTTATTAACAAATAATCAACAAACAACAGTCCTTTCGATTCAAGGGAAGACCCTTTAGGGTCTCTTCTTAGCATCTACTGACTCCGATCTCGTCAGTAAGGTTCCTAGTTAGAATCCTTTAGGGTTTCTTTTTACCCTCTTCTTTAACGTCACCTATTTTATTTCTTTACTTTCAATTGTTTATCTACTATAAAACTGTAAGTTTTGTTAAAAAAGGTAAGATCCTCTTAGGATCCCTAGTTAGGATCCTACCTTAAGTCTCTGTTAAAGTATTTATTAACAAATAATCAACAAACAACAATGCTTTCGATTCAAGGGAAGACCCTTTAGGGTCTCTTCTTAGCCTCCACTGACTCCGATCTCGTCAGTAAGGCCCCTAGTTAGGACCCCTATTTAGGGGTTTTCCCCCTTCTTTAACGTCACCTATTTTTTCTCTTTACTTTCAATTGTTTATCTACCTTAAACTATGACTTTTGTCAAAAAAGATAAGATCCTTTAGGGTTTCTTTTTACCCTCTTCTTTAACGTCACCTATTTTTTCTCTTTACTTTCAATTGTTTATCTACCTTAAACTATGACTTTTGTCAAAAAAGATAAGAAAAAAAAAAAAAAGGGGGTATGACCCCCACCCCATCCCAATTAAGGGACAGGATGGGGGTTCATGAGTAAGGTCTCTTCATACCAGAGAGCTCCAGAGTGTACCCCTCTGGTGACTCCTCTAAGCTCTGGATACCCACCCTACTAGAAGAGTGAACCCATGTCTCTACGGTCTCCTTTGAGGCACTTTACCATAGTTGATCGGTAACTTCAGTAAGAGGGCCACATACTAATGCTAGCCTCTTGTTCCTCATTGAAGAGCCTTATCTGCTCCTCAAAAAAATGCTCGTAGGATCGTACAAGGATCTGACGGTATCTAAGACAATAGAGACAGATAGAACGATAAACACAACAGTTAGGACAAAATAGATGACTCTTTTACTATCCTTCTCGTATCCTTCGAAGAGCTTGTTCCCCGTTAAAACCAAATAGGTACCTGCTAAGACAATTGCCAGATAGAAGATAGCAGTAAGCATAGCTTATTTTCCTTTTCTTAGTAGGAGAGACCGGTTTTCATGTTGCGGATGACTTCTGCCTCCCTCGCCATATAAGTCATAATGACAGACCATTGTATCCGAATTTCTGTAGTAGGGGCATTCAGAATGTTATGGAAAGCGAACTCAACATGACGATCTACAGACAGAGCAGCTTCTTCAAGTGCAGCATTACGCTCCCTGTCAAGGATAGTCCTAAGTTTTTTCTCCTCTTCAAGTTCAGCTTCTTCTGCCCCATATTCGTCTGCTTCAAGTTCAGCTTCTTCAGGGTTCATGCTCATGAAGATTGGGCTGTTGCCATCAATGACGAAAAAGTCTTGATATTCCTCCTCAGGTACATCAACAATCATATCTTCACCGAGAACAATACTATCAGGCTTACAAGTGCATTTGTATTGGTATCGGTATTGGTAGGGGGTGGCATTTTGCGGTTTGTTCATTTTAGAATTCTTCTTATCCTTAGTTTCAGCTTCAAGTTCGTCTTCTTCATCCCAGTAGATCTTTTCCGCAAAGTAGAGATCATCATCTGGATTGGTATGAGTGCGCTGGTTATTTTCCATTTTTAGCGTCCTTACTGGTTTGGTGTTGAGCTTTTTCATAGCCTGCAAAGAAGGCTCTTCTTATGATACTATAGGTCGGTGAGGACTCTATAGTCTCTCTTACTGAGTCATCTGGCCTGAAATGAGATCCGTGGAACTCATCCCAGTACCATTCTTCAAAGAGCTGGTTTATTTGGGGTAACACGACTAGCACCTCCTCCGGGTCCAGAGGGTCCACCGCCGCCCCCTTTAAAAAAAGCGATGATGACGATAATAGCTATTATCGTGACAAAAAAGTCCATTATTTGTCTCCTTTAAGTTCTTTCGTTACGCTATCAGAGCAAGAATCTTTGAGAGCATCAGCCTTTTCTGTTGTTTCTTCCTGTCTCTCCTTTATTCTTTGAGATTCTCGAACAAATCTTACTGCTACGTTGAACAGAAAGATCCCCCCAAAGAGGAATAGCGCGGTCTCTAACATCCCCTTTTTTTTTTTTTCCTTTCGATTGTTAGGTGAACCTTTTTCCGAGTTTTCGTTTGGTTGCTTTAGAGCCGTCTGCTGTAGTGCATCGACCCCAAGATTTTCCTTTAGACACCGGCCCTTTAAGCTTCTGATAGGGAAGGGTGTTATTGCCGCCTGAAGCCGCTGTCTTGAGCGTACGTACACCGGTTTTGTTCATAACTGGTACTGTTTCCATTGTGTAGTCCTTCTTCTAGTTTGTCTATAAGTCTGATCTCAGACGCTTTCATGTTGTATAGGATTTTCCTTTTATCAAAAGCGCGCCTAGCCCCACCAGCATCAGCCAACCCGCTGCGGGAAGAGGAACAGGCGCGGGCAGCATGCGCGTCAATCTCAGGGCTTATTTGGGCGGCGTACAGCTTGGCCGTCTCGGTGATGTTCATTTCTCTTTCTTCCTGTGGTAATGGGGGCGCTTGGCCCCGTTGAGTTTACTGTCGCTCGGCAGCGATTGCATTCAGAGCGGTGACAATTGCCATGCTTTCACGATGTTTGTGGTGCTTAGGGTGGCCCCAATGGGCTTTCGCCTCGTCAGGCGTAAAGTCGCGGCACCCAGCGACAATCGATCCGTCCGATTGCAAGGTGAACATGTACCCATCTGATCGGGTTATGCTTGTAGGCGTAGACGTGTACACCCCGCGCTTGACCAGCGCATTGCCGGAGACCCGCGCATCGCCGTAGACAAGCGCATTGCCGTAGACCCGCGCACTGCCGGAGACCCACGCATCGCCGCGGACCCGCGCATCGCCGGAGACCAGCGCATTGCCGTAGACCAGCGCATCGCCGCGGACCCGCGCATTGCCGGAGACCCGCGCATCGCCGTAGACAAGCACATTGCCGTAGACCCGCGCACTGCCGGAGACCCACGCATCGCCGTAGACCCGCGCATTGCCGTAGACCAGCGCATTGTCGTGTACCAGCGCATCGCCGGAGACCAGCGCATTGCCGTAGACCAGCGCATTGCCGTAGACCAGCGCATCTTCTCCAATGTACGCGCTATTATGTACGTTAGCCGTATCAGCCACCCACCCGTTGCCTTTAATATGCCTGTGCGCAGGAACGGGGCCGTTGCCGTCTCCGAAATTGTGAGTTTGCTCTTTCATCTGTCTGTCTCCTTGTGTTGATCGTCGCGCTGGCGGTCCATAATCAGGAACAGGCGCGTGGCGAAGTCGGACATGGTCTCTCTCCGTTGTTATTTAAATGGACTTAGTTATTTCAGCCAAGGCTTGCCGCCGCTAAGGTCGGCACAGTTAACAAATATGCCCGTAAAATACGTCTCAGACCCGCTAGAAACGTCAATGGTAGGGAATGCGTTTTTCTCCGCCCACTCCTTTCCTTCATCCGTTTCCAAGAACGCGGCCTTCAGTTTGGCTTCCTCCGCTGCGCGCTTCTCTTCTTCTGCACGGTATTTTTCATCGGCGTCAATGGTGTCTTGGTGCATTGCGATATAAACGCCGCGGTCGTCCTCGTCCTCAGTATCGTAAAGGAATGTGCCTGTTTTGTGGGTAACTCGGAGCGATCCGCGAATGTCTATCGTCAGACCTGCATCCTCAAAAAGGCGGACGACATCTGCTTGTGTTAGGTTTTTCATTTGGTTGGTTCCTTTGGTTGATGTGTGGTCCCCGGCGCGTGGCCGGGGGTGGGGGTCATGCGTCAATTTCAACGGCGGTCATGCCGGTGGTGTCGGGGCACTCGTCGCCGTCATCGTCAATGTATGGCGTGCCGTGAAGTGTGGCTGCAACTTCCATTGCATCTTGCTCGCTCGTGCCTTCAAACTCACCCCAGAAGATGCCGTTTGCGTAAACGCTGTATTTCAAAATCTGCATGCTCATCTTGGTCTCTCCAGTTGTGGGCGTCTGCCCGTTTCCTTGCACCACTATTACCCGTTAATACCGCACGAGTCAAGCAGTAATTTTGCAAAATCGTCGGCTGTGCAACAAAACCCACCGACACCGCCGAAGCCCCGAACGGATTGCAGGAAAGCGGCCAGGCGCAGGCCGCGTTTGTCGCCGGGCGTCAGACGCCAGCCGGGCTTTTTGGTTTCGACCGCCGGGAACACGCCAAGCGTTTTGCCAACGTGTGACGGCTGCACCAACACGGGCAACAGCCCGATCAGATCGGACGACTTCCAGCGCGCATTCAAGGCGGGCGACATCTGCTTGTGTTAGGTTTTTCATTTAGGTTTTCCTTTGCTATAATAGTATTCTTCTAGAGCATTTGCAATCTCACTAAAGGATTTACCTTTGTCATTCATTTCTGTAGCAATTCTTGATATTTTTGAGTCTTGGGTGAATTTCATTATGTGGTCATAGGTTATCTCGTGTCCTTCAAAAGTAAAACCACTTTTATTAAGACTCTCAACTTCCATAGGGCCGAGATGAAACAAATCATTAAGTACACCAAGGCAGCAATAACCTGTCTTACCAAACTCTGAAACACCCATAAGTGTCCCTTGTATTTGCTGGTACTTACCACTGCGGAGTGCGGCCATCCATTGATTAAATTCCTTATCAGTTATTTTAGCAATTGTCATAGTTTTTCACCTTACTGTAATCCACCCTAGGGCAGAAATTGTATTTGATAGACCGGTACTTTGTATTGATAAGGCCGGGCGGTTTGGCCACGTAGTTTTGTCTCCTTTTCTCAAAAATTTCTTCATAGCCTTTAACAAATAGCCAAGATTTTTTGTTAGGTTTGTAAGATTCAATCACAGTTGTTTCCTCTCGAAACTATCGCATACCACTTGTTATCTCTCGGAGACATATATGGTTTGCGGGTTATAGTATCGTAGCCTTGCGCAGGATACTTTCTCAGGTAGTTAGAAGACGCCACAAGGGCGTCCTCCTTTGTCTTAAATGGACCAAGATCCTCATACACCATTACACAGCCACGCTTTGGGACTTCTGGTGATTCTTCTTGTTGTTAGCATGGACTTCATTGGGGGTTGCAGTAACCCAATTCCGCTTACCATGCCGATCAACTTCAGAACGAATGTTAGGCGATCGACGACGACCAGACTTAGCCGGAAGCCCGGCTTTCTGCCTAGCGTTAATTCCAAGAGCACTCTTGTGGCTGCTCTGACGTGCCTTTGCTTTACCAATTCCAGATTTTCCACCAGCCATTGATTTTCTCCTTATCCTATGTGTTTAGATTACGTCCAGATCCACCCAGCTTGCTGTAAAGACCATGTTAGGGAGAGGACCTCCTTGATCTATGATAAGCTGCATGATGTCCTCTCGATTATGGCCAGCCAGACCACAACCAATTGGTGTGATAACAAACAAGAGACCGGGGCGAGCCTCAGCATACTTGATAAACCTATAGACAAAGTTCTCAATTTTATCGAGAGACAAAGTCTGCATACTCCCGTCTTTAGTAGGGATAGCATAGCACCGGCCAGTACGGCCAGTCCCTACACCCCAAGCTGCTCCAAGGCCTTGATGTGCATAGTAAGCCGCCCCTGCACTGTGATAACCAGCGAGGTTAGAACCAAAAACAAAGCATAGGTTGCTCACAAGATCCCAGTTATAATTCATATAAGCCATAAGTTAGTAACCTTTCATTTCTTCTTTTAACGCTTCGACAGCATGGATCATGTTAGCCTCTTGGCATTCTTTGATGCGCCTAAGACATTCTTCTTTGGTGAGTCGGCTACCACCCACCGGCTTAATCCTATCTAGATCAATCTTCATAGTTTTGCCCTTGTTTTTCGTTGTTTTTTCTGCTCGTCCTTGACTAGGTTTTCAAGGTGAAAGTTACAGGAACAACAAAGATCTGTCCAATTTAAAGCCACCCAACCTGCCAGATCGCACCCTACCATAGGTCTCTCCATTTTAATATTACACCTATCACAAATGTAATACTCTTCTGTCTTTTTCACCATTGTTATGGCTTCCTTCTGTTGATTTAGTATACAGTATAGTCAGTAGTAGTTGTCAAATGCAGCTTCTGCAGCCTCTTCTCTTGCTTCTCTGAGTTCTTGCTTGAGGTCTCTTATATACTCATTAAACTCTTCCTGAGTTATAAGGCCATCCTCAAGCTCTTGTTCAAGTTCTAGTTCGGCTTTATCACACCAGTGCATTGTTTTTTTTCCTTGCTTACTATAGTTGCAAAACCTTTTTGATCCCACGCGAGTTTTACCCCGCGTGAAATCAGTTCCTGTTTGTAGGAGTTAAACATAGTGTTGTAATGTCTAGCAGCGCCAAGCGCATGTAAACTAAGATACGCATCAGAGTTTCTAGCGCTCCTATTCATCAGACTAAGAAGATCAAAGTTCGGCAAGTTGCTTTCGGATTTCATCTTCGGAAAGACCTTCCAGTTTGTTTTCTTGTTTCTTATCAAGGATCTCAAGAAGCTTCTGACGCTTTTCAGCTTTAGCGCGGGCATCTTGACGAGCAGCGTTTTCGTCTTGCTTATCAGCAATTACGTCTTTAACAAGCTCAAGCTGATCTTTCCAACGAGTCAACTGGGGGTTAGACCCAGTATCAACGAAGGTCTCTTCTCCCGTTTCACGAATCTGACGAGAAAGATCAATTGCCACCTTATTAAGGCAAGCAGCACCTGTTTGAGAAGTCAGAGCCAACTTGAACAGATCCTCAACGGTCATCTGGCCCTTAGTGGAGTTGAAGCGCCAGTTTTCTTTTGCAGCACGTTTGTAGAGATTAGTCATGGTTTTGATTCCTTTATCCGAAGTTTACGTTGTAAGCGGTTTTCTTACCTTTGTTGTCTGTTACCAAAAGTTCGATTTCGGCTTTTTTGGTATGAGAAAATCCAACACCAGAAAGCTGGTCGGGATCAAGCTCGCACTTAGTCTTGT